CAGGTGCAAGTATGAATTATCATTACCCTTTTCCTCATATGAGTATTTAAGAGATAAGAAATTCCCAATTGAATTAGGAGACATAATAAAAGAGATCAATTCTTTACTGGAAATTAGAGTAATGAGAACTAAAGATATGTTTCCGGGAATAGCAGCAATGACGTTGAAAAATAAACATCGTTGGAAAGATCAGCAGAATGTAGCAGTGGAACAGAAGATAAAACACGAAGCAAGCGAAGAGTTATTGGACACAATAGCGGAGCTACTATCTTGACTCGTAACGAAGCACATCAAACCTACAAATCATTAATGCTAAAAGCTCAGGTTACAAATGAGTTGCAAGCGTGTATCAGAGAGATAGCCAAAAGAGACTTATTCTTTTTCATCCTTCATGTATTAAACCGCAAAGACATCAATCAAGATTGGTTATATAACAGATGCGCAGAAGTCCAGAAGAACCCTGATGGATTCCTTGATTTATGGGCACGTGAACATTATAAATCGACAATAATCACGTACGCTTTAACGATTCAAAACATCCTTAATGACCCTGAACTTACTGTGGGTATCTTCTCAGCCACTAGACCGATAGCAAAGGCCTTCCTTCGTCAGATCAAAAGAGAGTTCGAAGATAATGTAAAGATGAAACAACTATTCCCAGAAGTCTGCTATGAGAATCCTTCGAAGCAGAGCCCTAAATGGTCAGAGGATGACGGTATCATAGTCAAGCGCAAGGGAAACCCCAAAGAGTCAACAGTTGAGGCCTGGGGATTAGTAGACGGACAGCCCACAGGCAGGCACTTCAGGCTCATGGTGTATGATGATGTTGTAACCAGGGAGTCAGTCACAACCCCTGAGATGATTACAAAGATCAATGGAGCATGGGAACTGAGTAGAAACCTAACTACAGTGGGAGGAAAGACTCGTCATATCGGTACTAGGTATCACTACAATGACACCTATCATCTAATCATGGACAGGGAAGCCGCAATACCCCGTATCTATCCAGCTACAGAGGATGGATCTCCTTCTGGTAAGTCAGTCTTCTTTACTCCTGAACTCCTAGCCACTAAACGCCGGGAGATGGGGTCTTACACCTATGCAACCCAGATGCTACAGAACCCCAAGGCGGACTCTATCAGAGGCTTTAACGTGGATGATATGAGGTTCTGGAGTGCTTCTCAATACTCACACCTCAATTTGTACTTGTTGTTTGACCCTGCGAATGAGAAAAAGAAACGATCAGACTACACGGCAGCCCTAGTAGTTGGCATAGGTGGGGATGGAAACTACTACATAGTGGACATGATAAGGGATAGACTCAGCTTAACAGAGAGAGCTAACCTTCTCTTCGCATTACACAGACAGTACCGCCCGTTGTCAGTAGGCTATGAGAAGTACGGCATGCAAGCGGATATTGAATACTTTGCTACTGTCATGGACAAGGAGAACTACAGGTTTGTCATAACTCCACTAGGTGGGCAAGTCTCAAAGGTTGATCGTATCAGTGCATTGATGCCACTCTTCGAAGAACATCGGATCTGGTTCCCTGATAGATCTATCCATGTAAACTATGAGGGAGTGCAAGAGGATATTGTTAAAGTCTTCACCCATGAAGAGGTGACTAGTTTCCCATATGGTGCGCATGATGACATGCTAGACTGCCTTGCAAGGATACTTGACCCTGACTTTCATATGGCAGTACCACACAGCAGAGGCTTTACACACAGACAGACACAAGCAGATTCAGACTATGCAATGTTAGGAGATTGATATGAGCTTTTTAACCGGGGGAAGTCCAGACATTCCAGCAGTAGCAGCAGCACCGAAGATACCAACAGAGTCAGCACAAGAGGTTCAAGCTGCAAGACGGAGAGAAGCGGAGAGAATTAGGAAGTTGAAAGGTCGCAAGTCTACTATCCTAACAAGTGGGCGTGGTGTTCAGGATGAAAAGAAATCACTCTTAGGTGAATAAGATATGATGCAACAAGCTCAAGCAGAAGAGATCATAAGACGATGCGACACCATGAAAGGCAATCGTACTACGTGGGAGTCTCATTGGGAAGAGGTAGCGGAGTATGTTGCCCCTAGATATGGTGGGATAACTGGAGTCAACACCAAAGGCGGCAAGCGGATGGAGAAGGTCTTCGACTGTACCGCTATTGATGCGAATGACATCTTTGCCGCTGGCCTGTTCGGTCACCTCTGTAATGGTCGCTGGTTTTTGTTGAAGGATCAGAACCCAGGTGGAGAGGATGCAAAGTGGTTCAGTGAAGCGTCAAGGGTCCTGTTAGAAGAGTTTGCCGTTAGTAACTTCGGGCAGATGATCCATGAATACTTCAAGAAGCTAGGAAGTCTTGGAACTGCGTGTTTGTTCGAGGAAGAGGGAGAACCGGGTAAACCTACACTGAACTTTAGAGAGTTTAATATCAAGTCATACTATATTCTTGAGAACTCTAAAGGATTGGTTGATACCATCTATCGAAGATTCTCACAGAGCGCACGTCAAGCTGTTCAGGAGTGGGGGATTGAGAACGTAGGGCAAGCAGTACAAAAGTCTTTCAATGACCACAAGAAGAAAGACGAACCGTTTGAGTTCATCCATGCAGTATTTCCCCGGGAAGAAAGGGACGATACAAAGTCAGACAAAGAGAACCTCGCTTTTGCTTCTGTGTACATTGCGGTAAAGGACAAGAAAATCATGGAAGAGGGAGGTTATCAAGAACTCCCCTTTATGGTCACTCGCTTAGATAAAGAGTCCGACGAAATATACGGACGTTCCCCCGGTATGAAGATGCTACCGGAGATTAAACTACTCAACAAGATAGTCAAGACTACACTGAAAGCTGCTGAGAAGGTTGTTGATCCTCCCCTACAAGTACCTGATGATGGATTCATATCCCCGTTTAAGACTTCTCCCGGTGGGCTGATGTACTACAAGGCCGGCGGGAATGACAGAATAGAACCCCTTAATACAAATGGCAATATCGGATTAGGCTTGGAGATGGAAGACAGACGGAGAGAGTCCATCACAAAGGCTTTCTTCGTTGACCTGTTCTTGATGCTGGCTGATAAGAAGAACATGACCGCAACGGAAGTTCTCGAGAGAGTAGAAGAGAAGTTGTTACTCCTCGGTCCGATGCTTGGAAGATTGCAAAGTGAACTATTCAACCCCTTGATTGATCGTACTATGGGGATTCTTTTAAGGGCTGGTAAGCTCCCTCCTGTACCAGAAGGGATAGAAGAGTACGAGATAGAGTATCTAGGCAAGCTGGCAATCGCCATGAGGCTGATGGAAGTCAAGGCAATGAGGGATACAATCGGTTACATTGCACCTTTCGCAGAAGCTAATCCGGCTGTGATGGACAACTTCAATCAGGATAAGATAGTGAGAGGTATCAGTGATCGGTTAGGGATTCCGGCTGATTGGCTGATGACGGATGAAGAAGTAGAAGGAATAAGACAAGCAAGGGCGCAACAAGAGCAGATGCAACAGATGTTAGAGGCGGCTGATGCAGTTCCAAAGCTAGGAAAGGCTGTTGAACCCGGGAGTCCGTTGGAGATGTTAGGATGAACCAGCTCCTTATAGATTACAGAGTGACGTTTAATAGTGAGACAGGCCAGAAGGTAATGAAAGACCTTGAGGCTTTTTGTCAGTTCAATCAGCCTTGCTTTATGAGGGGAGAGGCAGACTCAACCACTTTTAATTTGGGTATGAGGAATGTCTTTTTGAGAATAAAGAAGTTTGTGGAAGCAGACTTAACCGAAGAAAAGCAAATGGAGGTAGAGGATAATGGGTGATTCCGAAGTTACCGGGCAGGTCATCAATGAAGATGGAAGCTTTAGCGAAGGATGGATGGAGTCGTTGCCGGAGGATTTGAGAGAAGACGCAACACTCAAAGCTCTTCCTGATTTCTCGTCAATGGCTAAGATGCTTGTGTCAGGTCAAAAGATGATAGGAGCAGACAAGATTGTTATCCCTGGTGCAGAGGCAACGGACGAAGACTGGGGAGCAGTATTTAATAAGTTGGGTAAACCGGAAACCACAGAAGGTTATGAACTGGCTAAACCTGAAGACTTCCCCGAAGATATGGAGTGGAGCGATGAACTGGTTGGAGCATTTAAAGATATTGCACATAAGGCGAACTTGCTCCCGGCTCAGGCGGCGGCTCTTTTTGGATGGTATAACAGTGTATCCTCTGAAGCGCATACCAATACCACAAAGGCCACTCAGGAAGCCTATGACGGGGCTGTGGTTGAGTTAAAGAAAGAATGGGGTGTTTCATACGATAAGAACGTAGAACTTGCTCACGCTGCTATCCGGGCATTTGCAGGGGAAGACGATGTAAAGGCTTTGGACGCTGGACTAGGGAATGATCCGCGATTGATAAAGTTATTCTCTAAGATAGGCGGGGCGATATCAGAAGATAAGCTCAAAGGCGTTAATCAGGCAACTTCACCCACAGAGGTACAGGGCGAGATCAACAAGATACTTGGCGATCCTACTCACCCGTACCATGTAAAGAAAGATCCTGGACACGCCGCTGCTGTTGCCAGCATGCAGGAACTTTATAAGAAGGTCTATCCTGAAGAGGTGGCGTAATGGTATTCCAGTTTTGTTGTAAAGCAATAGACAAGCTTTCGGTAACGCCTGACGCTATCTATCTTGGTAAGAAGTTTCACCGTAATATTGAGTTAATTGCCAACAGCATAGAGGGATCAGTGTATGGCAGAATAGACAAAACTGATATAATGATTGACCGAGAACTACTCGGTAAACGAGTGAAGGTAGAATACAAAGGGAAGACAAGGACATACAACTACAAGACGTTTATGCAGAAAGATAATATAGAATTTTAGGGTAGCTCATTTGAGTCCTAACGCTGGCTGAGAGTAAGCCGTCTAGCCAGACGTAAAAGGGTAGGCAAA